GCACCAAATGTAGCCCAGTTTGCATTTGGTGGACTTCCCCAGCTTGTACCAGATTGTCCATTCTTACTCGGATTATTTACCAAATAATAGGTACTACCTGCCTTTATAATATCTCTTCTTGGTGCACTTCCCGTAATATGAAAATAATTTGAACTACTAGTAAAAAGTCCTCTATATACTACACCCGCTCCCATTTCACCGGATGTTCCAGATACACCGGATGTTCCAGCTGCCGCATATATTGACCAACTATTACTTGCAGTTGGTGGATATCCGGTATTAATATTAGTATCATTAGTTGAAGTATGGGAAGTTCCACAAATATAACTTGAAGCATTATATGTTACCGTATCATCTTCGTAATAAGTTGTTGCAGTTTGCCAAGCTCCTCTAAACGAACCTTCAGGAATACCCGGTTGTTTTTGTCTCAAACTACCAACTATTGTCAATTGGTCACCATCCCAAAACATACCTTTACCAGATGTACCGGTTGTTTTTATTGAGAATCTACCGGTTGTACCATTTGTACCATCTTCATACAATCCCAAGAAAACACCAGGCCTATTATACCCAATAACTCCCGGAGTTACCAACGATGTTCCACTTGTACCGGCAGTTCCTTGTGTACCAGTTTGTCCGATTGCTATATAGGGGTCTGGTCTTCCACCTGCTATTACAATATTAGCAAATGCACCACTACCATCTTTAGTACCAACGTTGATGGTATTCTTAACATATGATTCTTGAAATATTGCAATTTGCGCTGCAACAAAGAATTCTTCATTTCCCAAATATTGCCAGTAAGCATTATCACTAGTTGTACCAGTTGGTGCTTGAATTCCTGCAGCTGTACCAGGTCCACTTTCTTGTATTGCACCATAATATTGTGTTACATTCCCATTTGTTGCAGGGTCTGGATGTATTACAGCATCTCTACGATTACCACTTATATCTGAACCTATGTAATCTATATCATTTTTCCAAATTCCTCTCATTACGATTCCAGGTCCTGTGTTACCTTCGTATTGAACGGACAATGATTGCGTTTTATATAAAAAGTCTCTACCTTCACAATCAATTTGATATACAATAAATGCGGTTTGGTTTACTTCAGGATTTAACCATTGAGTAATTCCACCCATAACAGCAGGAGACCCGCTCACAAAAGAACCCGCACTTAAACTTCCAGATAATGTTATATGTGCCGATTTTGCGTAAATACTTACTCTACATTTTTCTTTCCAACCGGCTTCACCATACATATCGGTATGAGTTTCTTGCCCAGCAATTAACGAACCAGTATTAATCAATTCGGTATCACCTCTATATGCATTTATAGTTGTTGGTGTTAAGTTATATTCAATTTCACCAGATACGCGATATATAATTGATGAGTTTTCATTCGTTAATGTTGCGTTATACGGTGCTGGTGCTGTTATTTGAGAACTAAATGATTGTGAGTAGAATTCGGATTTTCTGCCATTTTCAAAATCAACTTTATAAACAACCGTTCCCGCAGTATTTACCGCCGGTGCTACCCATCCAGAAACATTTCCTATTTCGGCCGGATTACCCAATAATCTATTCTGTGGATTTACGGTAATGTATGATGATTTTGAATGTATAGATGCAGAATAATATCCTAAATTTCCAATTGGTAAACCAGAATTAGGCCCATATTCATAATATACAACTTGCGAAGAAACATACGATGATGTATGTATCAAAGGTATCCCCGCTTTAAATGCTCTAATTTGTGTTCCACTTCCAGTAAAGGCAGTTTCCCATAAAGAAACTTGAATAGAAGTATTTTCATTTGTTACATTTGCAGTAAACGAATCTGCTCCAGCCTTTACACCAAAAATAGTAACTTCATCAACTGCTCTTATTATATCAGATGCAGCCCCATCTCTCATTTCAACTCTAAAAACTGCAGTTTCACCGGCAGAAGTTGCATCAGAAGAACCGATACTTATCTGGTCAGTAGTACTTATCCCATATCCTAAATCACCGTATGTTGCAGAAGATTCATCGTATTTGAACCATTGATAATACGCTTGTGAACTTGTTATATTAATTGGTGTTGCTGTAAACGTAATATCTCCCACAGGCGAAATAACCACCGTATCACCATCAAAATTTACAGTGTTTGTACTCGTTGATAATTTAACCGTTCTTGCTTTTACAGCATCCGAATTTTTAGTAAAACTTTGAGTTGCAAATAAATTAACTGAACCAGTTCTATGTCCCGGTAATAAAGAATATGGATACACTCTTAAATTATAGAATGCACTTGCCGATACATATGGCGGTAAAAAGTTTGTATAATTCGCACTTCCTATTCTCGTTGGTGTTGGTGAATTAGGAGATGAAATAGATGCAGTTTGTATGTTACTTCCTGTAATTGATTGGAAATACCAAGTACCTCTTTGTTGAGAACTTGTATATATCAAATATTCGTTACCTTCTTTTAATTCTATCGATGTACTCGCCGGTGTATATGCCTTTATATATCCGGTTTCAAATGCTGATAAGATTGCGTTTTGTGGACTAATTAATATTTCAATCGGTGGTGCACCATCTACTGCTTTGGTAAAATTTTGAATCAAACTTTGAGTATATCTAGATGATGTAAAATATGGATGAATTAAAAGGTCATATGTTAAACTCGCACTTAACTCAGTCATATTATTAATACCAGTTACCAATAATGATGATGTATTATTGAAATCAACTGAACCGGTCAATATCATTGATTGTGTTACCGTATTTAACCAGAAATTACCAGGCTCTTTTGATGAACTAAATGCTAGATATCTAGCACCTTGCTTTAATTTTAATTGAGTATTCGCCGGTGTATATGTAGCAACATCACCCTTTGCGTTTGCATTCAATGTTACATTCGAAGGAGTTAATTCAAATATCACACTTTCATCACCAGGCTTACCTTCAGGAACAATAGTAAATGTTTTATCAATACTAATCTCCGTTAATGTATAAGGTTCGGTATATGTAAATGTTGCAACTAATACTTTACTTTGAGATAAAGGACTACCAATAAATGAAGATGGTAATCTTGCAGGTAAAGTTCTACCAGCTTCATCTGCCGCAGTAATTGCTATATTAGAATCTTTACTTTGACTAACCCAATACAACCAATATTCTGGAGCAAAATCTCTATTAATAGACATCGATGGATATACCAAAATTGATGCCGATATTGGATTTTCATTTGTACCTCTTAAATAAAATGATGCGGTAGCCGATGCGGATACTGGTCTAAAATCAATTTCATTTCTAAAATTAATTGTGAATGTATCAGTATTGTATGTTACAACCGGTGTATCTAAACCATCTTGCAAATCTTCTAAAATTTGAGATGCTAAAACCGATGCCGATGTGTTGAATGCCCAATCGGATGCCGCGGATGCAGAAGACATTAAATAAATTGTTCTTCTTTTATCTATTGAATCTCTATTGAATGTGGCGTTGAAGTTAATTTCACCAGTACCCAATGTTCCTTTTGTCAATCCTTGTACAAATCCACTAGCAGATGCATATTGTAAATTTACAAACTTTTCGAATGGTGCAGAACCACTTAATACGTGGAGTTGAATTAGATTCCATCCTCTATCAGGTCTAGAACCACTATATAGCTCTATATCGTTAATACCATCGATTCTAACCGCTTGAATTTCCAATGAAGCAGTACTACTATTTCTAATTTGAGTTCCTCTATATGGTCTAATAATGTGATTAACACCACCAAATCCATCTAATACCGCAGTAATAGTTACCGTATCAGTTACCCCCTCACACTCTCCAACAAACGTTACCAATTGAACATCTATATCAGACCTTGAACCTGTAAAGTTTGCAACGGTCAAAACGGGTATATCCGGATTTGTTAAATTCAAAGTACCAGGAAATACACCACCAACATATTGCGCTGCGGATAAAACATTTCCAAAGAAATCAATAGAAGATGATGTAAAGTTTACCGAACCAGTTAATAACGTTTTTTCAATATTAAATACAATTGCAGTTGGGGGTATTGGTTGTGAACCAGAATCAAACTGAAAATATAAAGATGTTGGATTTAAATTTAATTTCTTTTCAATCCTTTGAATATTTCCACCATCAAATAATTTAGATGCTTCTACATTAACAGGAATATAATTACCATTTACATCATAAAATTTAAAACGATAATCAAATCTTTCAGATACTAAACTTCTCGGTACTGATTGTACTACTGTTATTTCGTTTGGTGAAAATGAAGTTTCTTGAGATGCTTTGATACTAATATCCGCAACATACCAATCTTCTCCTTTTATTTCAAAGAACAATTTTGGATTTGTAATATTTTGTGCCTCAAAGTTTTCAGATATTAATGTCTTTTGTAAATATTGACTATCTGAACCGTATATTGTAATTACATCTTGCTCTATACCAACCGTTGATGTAATATTATTGTATGTTGATTGACGTGAACCACTAATAAAAGCTCGTATATAATTTGTAGAATTTACAATACCAGTTCTTGTATTAAATTCTAAAGTATATTCAGCACCTTCGTTTAAATTAAACGATTGAGTTGTATGGAAATACCCTATTCCGGTTGGAACATCTAATTGAGCCGAACCATATAAATAATTTTGATTGTATGTTACGGTATTATTAGAAGATGATACCCAATAATTTGAAATTACATCATTACTTAAAATACCATAATTTTCTTCATTTTTATCTGTGGTATTATAATCTTTTAGAATTTCATTTGTTTCTAATATTACTTTTTGAACAAATTCAAAATCACCAATCTTTGACCTAGACTTTCTATAAACATCTACCGATACAACATCACCAATAAAAGTTGTTAAATCGGATATTGTAATTTTTGCAAATGAACCAGTTAATGCAGTTTTTAAATTGGAAGTACCTTCAACATGTTGAAATGATGCGGTATATCCTATATTATCAAAACTCTCTACGATTCCATTTACAGTATAAGGGTCCGATGTTAGTACTTCTTTGTTTGTAACGATTTGTGTAATTAATGGATTATAGTTTAATCCAGGAACTGATATTCTCGTATTCAATACCGAACCGGTCCAATTTGTATTATCCTGTAATGTTAATCTATAAAACGTTGGGAGTGTATAATCGCTTAACGTTTGACCGGCTTGTGGAGTTATAGCAGTACCATCCAAACTACCTGTTTGTGTTATAGTTGGTATTGTTGTTGAAAATAAAGGTTTTACTAATTCATCTATTGTTACTCTAGGTCTTCTATAAAATCTAACTCTATCTTCATTAGCTAAAAGTTTATTAACTTTTACCGCTTTTTGCCATTTAACATTATATACACCTTTCCATTCATCTGGAATATCTCTTACAACTTTACCATCGTCCAAATATTCTTTAAGTTCACCTAAAATTGTAATAGTAGCATCTCCAATCGGAGTATCATCGTAAATGTGTACGGATATAATCTTTGAAGTACCTTCATAGTATTCAGGTATTCCATTACCAGGTTCCCAATATATAGGATTACCTTCAACATCTAAAATTTGTATTTTAATTTCAGTTGTTTCTTTTAAGAAAGGACTACCTTCTATTAAAAATCCATTTTTACCACCGGTAAATGTTTCTTTTAATTCGGTTATTCTGAAATATGTTGAATTTGCATCGGTATCAGAAACAAACGTTCCAAAAGAACTAAGTGGTTGTTGTAATACTTCTCCGTATTTTTTTATCAATGGCATAATATTCTATAATATAAAATAAATATTTACAATAATTATAATCATATTAAAAATCTAAAGAATACTAAATAAAACTAAAGAAACGTTATGAAAAAATATGCAATGATTCAAATTGATGCTGAAATTCATCAATTATTGAAGGATTTTTGTAAAGAGAAGGGATACAAAATAAATGGATTAGTTGAAACCCTTATAAAAGAAAAGGTAGAAGCTTCAAAGAAACCTCTACCTAAAAATATATTACCGGTTAGTTCTAGAACTTAATTTTAGAAAAACCTTCTACTTTTTTAATTTCTATAAGACCATCTACGATATCTCTCATTTGCTCCAAATGAGAAATTACCCATATAAAATCAAATTGAGTTTTAAGATACTGCATCATCATAAATAAAGATGATAGATTATCCGCATCTAATGTACCAAACCCCTCATCGATTACTAGAAAGTTAGGTCTAGGTAACCCACATATGTTAATTAGAGCCACTCTAATCGCTAGACCTGATATAAACTTCTCCATACCACTACACATTTCTAAAGTCCATTCCTGGTCCTCGTAAACGATTCTAGCGTTAATGTTCTTACCATCGGTATCCATTGAGATTGAGAAATCAACAACTTGTCCTAATATATTGTTCACTTCGTTCTCAATTGCCGGAAGTGCTTTAGTAATTAACTCATAAGGTACACCATCTTTTTTAACGGCATCCAAATAGTATGTGTACAAATCATTTTTTGTTTCTAAATCTTTTACTTCTTGTATTTTATTTTTTGTTGCATTAATATATGATTCAAGTGAACCAACTTCTCCAGTTAGACTTAGAATTTTTCTATTTGTTTCCTTTATCAAAGATTCTAATTGTTTTTTATCGGTTTCTAACTTTTTTATATCTTCGTTTATTAATTTATTCTTTTCAATTGTTGCCTGATTATCATAGTATCTTTGGATATCAGATTGTACATTTTCTAATTGAGTTAAAAGAAGTTCATAATGAGTTTTTAAACCATCTAACTCCGCTTCAGCTTTTTCAGAAACAACAACACCCTTTTGATATTTATTTCTTAATTCCAAAAGTTTATCCCAAACACTATCCACATCGGAATACGGTTGAATTGATTGTATAAGAGAACGATGTGTTAGATTTAATTGTTCTAATTCGTTTTCTTGTGTTACAACTACTTCTTTTGTGGCTATAGCATCTTTAACAAAGATATTGTTCATACAAAACTTACAATTTGGGTCATATTCATGTTGCTCCAAATGTTTTAGTTTCTCTAAATTAGATTCGTATTGTGATTCTAATTTATCGATTTGTTGTTGAACATTCGATATTTGTTCCTTTAAAGAGTCCCATTCTTTTTTCGCATTATCAATTGACATCCCATTTACTTCGGTATGCTCGTTAATTGATTGAGAAACCTCTCCTAAAAGGTACTGGTACTCCAAGATTTTGGTTTGTTTATCTTCCCTATTAGTTTTATTGATTTCAATTTTGTCCTTAATAACACCCTTTAAATCCTCCAAGGATTGAAGTTCTAATTTTGAATCAATTGGTACGATAGATTCTTTTAAATCGGATATTTTATTTTGTATCTTTTCTTTTGAATCCGAATCCGCTTTTAACATACCGTTTAACTCTTTGAGTTCTTCATTTTTAGATTGAAGGTCGGTTTCCTTTGTCGCCAATTCGGAAGTAAAATCAGTACGTTTGAAATTTCTGATAAGTACAGCCACTTCTTTAATCTCCTCACTACCCGCTTCGTATAACTTATCGAAAATATCCAATCCCATAAATTGTGCCAATAGGTCCTTTCTATCAGATTGTGATTTATCAATGAATAGTGCATTGTTTCCTTGTAAGGATAGTGCAGTCATTACGAAATCCTCATATCTACCTACATACCCTTCAATGACTTGGTTGGTATCCCTTCTTTCAGTTCCATTAAGTGATTCGGATATACCATCTACTACTCTCCAAAATTGAACATCTACTTTAACGTTCTTTCCTTTATTAACAATTCTTGCTTCTCTCCTTATAGAGTATTCAACACCTTCAACCTGAAAATCTAATTGACAATGGAAGTCCGCTTTCCGATTATTCATTATGTTTGCCGCTTTGAATGCTCTACTACACTTATCAAATAGACAAAATGAGATTGCATCGAATAGAGATGATTTTCCGCTTGCATTTGGTGCAAACAATCCCATCAATCCATTTACCTTATCAAAATTAATCACATTATCTTCGCCATAAGAGAACATATTAGAAAATTCAAATCTTACCGGCTTCCATTGTATATTTCTTGCAATATCATCTAATACAATTCTACTATTAATTTCTTTATTCAAAGATTGTATTCCGGCTATATCTTCCGGTGTTGCAAACGGCATCATTCTTCCAATGTAATCCGTAATTAGAGAGTTTTGATAATTCACATCGGTAATATCTTCTAACTCCAATTGGTTATCTCTATCACCGGTTTTCTTTTTTTGTAAACTATCGGTTTTAATTACAGTGAAATCATCTACACCGTATTTTATTTTAATTTCGGTGATTGCCCTTTTAGTATCCGCCGCATCGGTTTCGGAAAATCTTACCCTAAGCCTTGGATAAGTAGGTAAATCAGTAACGTCAGGAACAACTCCTGCGATAATATCCATGGTATAATAACCATAATCATTTTTAATGTCAACTTCTTCATATGTTAATGTTTCTAAATCCCAAACTAAAAAACCATGTTTGTCTAATGTTTCTCCAAAATTTTGTTGCACCAACGAACCTGCGTAAACACACTTACAACCTTTAGGGGAGATTAGTTCTTGTCTTTTGTGGATATCACCTAATAGGGCTAAATCGTAACCATCAAACATATCAGTTGTGAAATGTCTAGATGATACTACATATCCTATATCGGTTTGTGAATGGTCCACAGGTCCGTGAAATAGTGCAATCTTTTTTCTGGCCGGCATCATTGTCCAATCATCTGCTTTCGGCCAATTATCTTTATTATCAAAAATAGAATATACTGCAAATGCAACTTTATCTTCCCAAAAGATTTGTGTATCTTTTAAGTAATGAAAGTTTGGAAGATTAAGTGCTTCCACAATAGGTGAAAGTACATCCAACCTATCGGAGTTATTCATATTACAATCGTGGTTACCCGCAATTAATATCGTTTTACAATGTTTAGAGCATTCAGTAAATAACCAACTAATCTCTTTCACCAATTCAGGTGACATTTCTAATTTAGCATGTGCAATATCACCTGCTAAATAAATGAGTGAGTCTTCCGTTCCTCTTTGACGAATTTCTTCAAACATCTTCTCAAATACACCTCTAAATTCTTTGTGTCTCTTTACATTACGAATATGAATATCCGCAATATGATATATTCTTTTTAAACTCATATATTATTTAATTTTGAAAGTACTAAATCATCCCAACTAGTTTCTTTAGCACCTTTCAATAATTCATTTACTTTTTCAAATCCCATTTCACCAGCATCCTTATCGGTTGGTATAATGTTTCTTACTTTGATTCCATTCTTTTGAAACCATTCGGTATGTTTAGTGGAATCTTCAACGGCATCAGAATCCAACATAATAGTTACATCCTTAACACCCTTTTCCATAATTTTATTTTTCAGTTTGCTGAGTAAGAACTTACCTAACAACGGAACTACATTTCTTTTGACTGAAAAAGAATCAAACACACCTTCAACCAATGTAATAGGTTCGTTCCAATTAATCATATTTTCAAATACAATTACATCTCTACTTACTGGTGGGTTCTTATACTTCATTTTCTCATCTTCATAAAATGAACGAGCTACAAAGTAATTAAGGTCACCATTATTATCGTAAGAAGGTATAATAACCCTTCCACCATATAAACCATCTTCACAATATCCGATGTTATACTTTACGATATCAGCTTTTGTGATACCTCTTTTATTTAAATAATGTAGGGCTTGATTATACGCTGGGTTAATACCCTTTGGATAGAAGTATAATTGTTTGAATTCTTTTGGTAATTGTAATTTAGCTACATATTCTTCCTTCGAATCATATTCAGGCTCATCACCATATACATCTCTTACAACCCCTATATCCCTAATATCCACATTTAGTTTGCGAAGTAGGGATGATATACTTCTACCTTTGGAATCACATACCCAGCAATGCCATCTCTGATTATCTAAATTTATTTGAAGTTTCTTCTTATGATGGTTACAAAAAGGACAATGGTGTGCCTGCTCATTTCCCTTTAAGGATGACCCTACTCCCAATGCGGAGTCTAATATATTGATTATTTTTAATTTATTCTTACCCGATAACATAATTTAGGTTATATCCACAAAAACTTATACAAATATACAACTTTCTTGGGAAATAACCAAATTTATTTATCCGCCATGAGAATTTTTAATATCAATAAGAAAATCGGCTAAAAATTGAAGTTTATTGGCTACTTCTTCTCTAGGTTTGTTTTGAAGTACCATATTTTTAAGGTCTAATAAAGATGCAGCCGCTACCGAATGTGCATCATCTTTTGAATTTAAATAAGAATCGGAGATTCCGTATTTTTTACAAATGTCTGAAATTGTCATAACTATTGATTTATTATATCCCTACGGAAGAACTTTCCCATAAGGTTTTCGTTTATTGCTTGTTCGTTGGCAAGTACATCGTAATGAAACTGCCATTTTATTTCGTAATATGATAAGGATTTCTTTGAGAAACAAAATTGAATGATTTCTCTTTCAAAATCTTCTGCTCTACCGGCTTTTACTTCCGATTTAATCCATTCGTTTGATGAGTAGTATTTTTCCCAATCAGATGCTTTCTTTACAACTCTCTTTCTAGTCTTACCTTTGAGCGGTTTTAATCTACGGGTTTGTGATAAAGATTTCTTTCCTATATAAAACCTACCGGTTGGGATATGTATCATTTTATAGACAAACCCAACCGCACCTTCTGGTGTGGTTTCTTCTGTAACAATATTTCCATTAAATTTCCAAGACATTAATTACTTCTTAACAATCTTTTTTGTGTATTGGTTATCACCAGGACCATAACCCGGAGGTACTACACCAGGGTAAGGTTTAGGGTCACTACCTAATTCACCCTTTCTACCAGATTTTAATTTAGTATCGGTTAATACTGCAGGGTCAGGATTTCCAAATGTTGCTGTTGGGTTACCACCAGGAATAGTTCCAGTTGAATATGGAGTTTGGTCCTTTGAACTACGATTTTTCGCTTTTGTCCAATCGTTTTGTAAACCACCACCATTAAAGCTGTTATATAAATCTACTAATTTTGACATTTTTTTGTTATTTACATATAAATATAAAAGAAACCCGATTTAAGTATCAAATCTTACTATAAAGTTTAATGGATAGTCTGGTAATGATTTTATTGGTTTAGGTAACTTCGCTACCGCTATCATATTTAGGTCATCATCATACAGTCCAATTGTAGTAATATATGGTGCTAAATAAGAACCAGTTGGGTCTACGGAACCACTATACATATAATCATCAAAACTTCCAAATTTATTAGGATTTAAAGATGAAGTAAATGGATATTTTTTACCCCTAACCCACTTAACACCAGGTTCATAAAAAGAAGATGTAACCAAATCATTACTTAAATGACTACCAGGTCTATTGATTATTGTTTGAGTCTTTTTACCACCATCTTCATAAACCGCAGATGGATTTTGTGAATAATTAAATTCATTTTCTAATACTGAAAGGAATATCTCATTCTCAAATATTGTTTTTGTAGAACGAAAATCCAATCTAAAAGATGAAGTAAAAGATGAACCGGTTACTATACCATCGGTCATCACTACCAATCCTCTATCATAAAATATATTACCTTTTATATTACTAGCTGAATCAATTAAATTAGAATGTCCATCATCAGTATATACTTTGGTTGAACCAAGTAAATCATCAGTTAATACTACCGAACCAATCTTAATACCTTCTCCATAAAATTCTTGAGGAACACAAATAACTGCAATTTCATTTCCAATTACTCTTTCATCTTTAGAAGCATATGAATGTCTTAATCCAACTTCATATAATACAGACGCAGTATCTGCATTTCTATAAAATTGTGATTTTATTGAATAATACAAACTTCTTTTTGATATTTCTCCGTTTGTTTTCGGGTCAGTTTCAATATCATATTCTCCACCACTACCAGTTGATGCAAAATAAACTGGAACATCATTCTCATCCAAACTCCATTCTTTGTAAACCTTCATAGGTCTTACAATAATATCTGATTTGGGAATTTCTTTTATCATTTATACTAGATTTATTATAAATATTCTTATAATAAAAAACCCCC